TGACTACTCATCTCAGAGAACTTTTCAATAGTCTCCTTAGATAGAGTGTTGTTGTTATCGTAGTACTCCTTAGTAGCGTCAGTTAATAGAGCAACAGCTGGAGATTCCTCAGCCTTTGGTTCCTCTTCCTTTACTTCTTCGGTGGTTTCTTTGTTTTCTTGTACGGCATCTTCTTGTGAACCTAACTTCTTTTGTAATTCAAGGTAAGCATTCTCTAGATCTTTAGCATCTTTATACTTACCAGCAAGCAGTCCTTCTTGTTCTGCCTGCATCTCTTCACCAATCTTCAGAGAATCTTGCTCTTCAGCCGTCAGCTCTTGGGTTGGTTCATCTGTATTAACTGTTAATGTCTCTGCCATTTATTGTTGAGGTGGTTGTGCTTCTTCTTCAGGAGCATTCAGTTCAGGGTTCTTGCTTGGGTCAGCCATTGGAGCTGAAGCTAGTTGCCCTGCTTGTTCTACCATTGACTGTTGCATCTGTGCCTGCTGTGCTTGCTGCTGTTCTTGTGCCATCTGTTCTTCAGTCTTAACTAGATTGAGAACGTCGATACCTTGAGAAGCAGCGAGTCGTTTGATTGCTTCAAGAGGATTGAGGTACTGCATCAATGCTTCTGGTCCTAAAGTCTGAGCGATAGTACCAACGAATTGAGTGAGTGACTCTCTGTCTTGTCCTCTTCCTAAAGCATTCACACCAGCTACGATAGTAGGTCTGACAATATCCTTTGGAAGTTTTGGTAATTGATTAGATCTTTGTAGAACTAATAGTGTTCTATCGAGATAAGGTATTAAGAACTCAACTGTTAACAGTGAGAATATTCCACCCAGCTGTTGTTCAAGTTCCAACTGTGTAAGGCGTACCTCCTCAGCTGTAACTCTTTCCGCCTGCCTTATGTTCATAACAAGGAAAGCTTCAAGTAATCTTTTCTCTATAGCATTAGCCATATTTGCAGCTGTCGAGAAGTCGGCAGTCTTTCCTACTTGGATAACTGCTACGTCTTCTGGTCTGCCTTGAACGATGGCTCCGTTCCCAGCCTTTGCAATGGTGGCTGGCTTGGTAGTTGAACTAGGTGAGACAAGGAAAACAACTTTGCTTGCAGCAGCTGCTCCCTCTATAAGACTCTGACTCAAACCGTCGAGTGATTTTAAATCTCCTAAAAATTCTTCTACTCTTCCACGACCATAGTCTTCTCCATCAACCGTATTGAACCTTAGTGGTAGCCAAGGACTGGCGTTCTTAGGTGCAGTACTTCTAGTGTCTGGAATAATTTTATCGTATGCTTCTTGATGCCATTCCCATCTACCATTAGGGGTAAGTTTGACATGGGTATATACTGTGACATCATCGTGAGTACCATCTGACTCATCAATACCTGTATTAGGTTGAGGAGTTGGTAGCTCTATGTCTAAAACCTCACGGGCTATAAGTTCCTTAGTGACTATCTCTAATACATTTCCATTGCCGTCTCGGTTGATGACGTATCTAGTTAGAGGAAAAGTTTTAATCCCATCCTTACCCATAAAGACAAGAGCATTACCACCAACAATTAAATGTTTTAAAGCTTGGTGTATTGCTACTCGATCATTACTGGCAGCTATATAATCCATGACCATCCTCTCCATCTTGGAGAAAGAGAGATCAATATCACTTCTTATTTCTGGGTCAATTTCCTCACCTAGTTTGTCGTCCCTTACTTGTAGCTTGAAGAAGCTAGTCTGTGGTGGTAGAACTGCGAGCATGAGCTTCGCAGCTAGAGTCACCACACACTTAGCTCCAACTGATTGCCAAGGGACCGAGAGAGATTTGTGATGTGTCTTAGTAGATGTATCGTCGTCAATTAAATAAGGCAACGTGAGCTTTGAGCAATCAACTGCCTTGTCAAGGAACTGTTGACGGGAAGTTGATAGCTTGTTATATCTCTCGCGTGCTGTCATTACTGTAGTCCTGTAGGTGTATTACCTGTGTTCAAAGATCCTGTTAAGCCTGATGATGCTTGATCTTTTTTAATCCTTAAGTCTCCTGTGCTTCCCTTCTTACCTTTCTTGCTACCAAGCTTAGAAGCTGCTTGCTTAACAGTTGGGTTAACTGGTTTAGCTTTAACTTCTGGTAAAGGCTCAGGCATTGGTGGTGGTGGGGGAGGTGTAGGAGCTGGGGGTAGTGGTGGTGGTGGTGCTGGGGATCTTCCCCCTCCAAATACACACATTAGATCTCGTCCTCCATGATTGATCTTATATATTCAATGACGCTGGCTTGTCCAGCGCGGTACATAATAGTGTTTATGTCTTCCTTCGGATGGATAGGTTTCCAACCAAAATTTTCCTCAAGTTTATCTATCAGCTTGTCGAGTCTCTCGTTGTGAAGCTTAAGAGTATTGAGGGAGATTTCTGTTGTCATGTTCAAAAAATGCTGGCATTCTTCCAGCTCTGGTGTCAGAAAGTTGTGGTGCTTTCCCTTCATACATCAAACGATCACTCGCTTCGAGCCAAAATTTTTTGCTCAAATATTTATCGGAATGTATCGCCTGTAACGGTTGCATTATCCAATTGATCGTTGCCTTCCTGAGCTTGTCTAGTGACTGACTAGGTTTAAGACCTAGCTCTGCACAGACTAAAGAGTTCGTTGCCACGTGGACTTGTTCGTCCCGGGAGATGTCTGCTGAAACTGTTGCCAGCCCAGCGTCTCCGTTGAATCTAAAGAATGGTAGGAGAACAAAGAAGATTGCTCTCTCAATTACCAATGCTTTTGTAATAGTGTGATCGGGATGAGCCATCCAAGCATCTCGTAGGCGTAAAGCTTCAGCTTCGGCTTTGTCATCTACGCCGTGGGCGTTGGTGATGTATCCGAGTGCTAGGTCATGCTTGATCTCATCTTTTACGTTTGATTCCAGAAGTTCTCTACTCTTTTCAGGAATTTCAGAGAGTGCTCCAGATATAAAGTCGCCAACCGGCAGTTCCATGTGGCGTATTGCAAGAGCACGGTAGATGGTTTCTTCTGCTCCACTTTTAAATTTTCCTTTGGTTGTTTGGACCGGTGTCCAAGTTCTTTTTCTATTTAATAATTTGTCGTATGGGTTCATTGTGCACAGTCACATGATGATGTTCCTGTCCCTAGTATCCCTGCAAGATATGCGTCGACCTCTCCTTGATCTATGGCTGCGTAAGCATCCGATTTATCTTGGACATCTGCCATGACTTGAAGCGAATAATAGAGACTTGTTTGTGGACTGTTAAGCCAGTCTTCTATAAATGCTTCATCGTAAGTCACCATGTCGCTCCAAGAGTTGAAGCTATAGCCATGAAGCAAGCCAGTTTTATTTAGTAGATTGATGATGCCATCAGCTACTCGTTTGTAATCCTCCCAGCCTACTTCGCTGGCAATTTCTACGTCTCCGTAGTCATATCTTTTAACTCCAAATTCACCAGAGTCACGATCAACAGTTCTACTTATTGGTGGTGCTATCTCTGGTGTAGAAGTGAAACCTTCAAGGTCTTTACTTCTGTATGAACATGATGCAGTCGGTGCTATGGCAAATGCTCTTACCATATTATTCTTTCTGGCTATGTCAGCTGCATCTTGTATTGCGAGTGATAATTCCCTCGCTGCATAGCCGGCTGGTGAGAACTCAAAGTCCTTACCAGTATTTATTTTCTCTAGTTCTTTACCGAACTGAGCATAACTTATGTCGTTCTGTCTTAGGAAGTTAGCCAAGCCAAGCATTCCTAGTCCTACTTGTCGGTCTTCCTCTGGGGTAAGATATTCTCCAGATTCTCCAACACCTGTTCGGCCATGAAGATCGCACAGTTCGGACATACCTTCGCTGAAACTCTTTCGTAAGTCCCGGACTGAATTGGCACCGAGATTGACATGCTGGAGCAAGCAAGTTCCACGTGAGGGCAAGTAAACCTCAAGACAGACGTTTGAGTAGATCCGTTTCCCATTGTTATCATATTTTATTTTGTTGAGCCAAATGTCTCCTCTTGCAATTCCTCTAAGTATTGCTTCCTTAGTTCCAGCTTCTGTATCAGCCCACCACTCTGGGGTGAGGTCAATACATCGCTTAACCCATGGGAGTTCTTCTCTGGAGACTTGCACGAAGTCAAGAATATCGGCGTGATTAATATCAAGGTGAAGAACGCACGCGCCGTTGCGATACGTCCCACCACGTCTAAGTATTTCATTTAATGTTGAGTAGATTTTTCCGAATGAGACTGGTCCTGATGCAACGAGAGTATCAGGTCCCTTATTTGTTTCTGTTCCGCTGGGTCTGAGTTTCGACAGGTGGACCGCAACGCCTGCTCCATATCTGAGAGCATGCGACACAAATCTCCAGCTTGCTTCGATTCCATTTGGTCCCTCCATTGAGTCTTCAACAACGAAGACAGTACAGCTAACGGGTAGACGTGAGGTGGGATTGTCGAGCCATTGTTGGACTCTCCCTGTTCGGGCGATTTTGTTAGTCATTATTTGCTCGCTCATAGATTGGTGGATATGCAAATGGGTAGTAATTAAAATTGATGACTATTCTTGGGTCATCAGTGGTGTGACTAGAGCCAGCATGTATCTGTCTAGTAGGAAACACGACTGCACGATTCGCCTTAGCTTCAACAGCACCAACACCTTGAAAGTTAGTTGGTCCATCTGAATCGGTTACGTAATACAGTGCAGTAAGCATGTTGTCTTTTGAGTACTCGTAATTAAAATCTGTATGCCATTCATCAGGTACAACTTTGCTGGCTGATAGGTTGCAATTGAATTGCATACGTACGCATTGATGAATGCCTAGTGGTTCTACGAAGTTATATATGTAGTCGTACACCCAAGAGGATGACTCTCTAAGAACTTCATAGTCTCCCTTGTCTTTAGGAATATATTGTGTAGGTGTCTTAGCTTTATGTACAAAGTATGGGTCTTTATCATCAGGGTGTACTCTTCCTAGTGATAAGGACCAAGGGAACTGTGGTCCAGTTGTATCTTCAACTATCTGTGCGTGGTGGTCTGGTTTTAACAGTCCATCTATAACAAGTATCCCTTCGTCTCTAGCTAATTCATAGAAATCATTCCTTATAGGTAGAGGTTTCTTTAACCTCTTACCCCAATCATTATTCTTTGCTATCTCTCTGCTGAGATCTGAACTCAATTTCATTTTCTAAATAGTGGATGGCTTTCTTTAAATCTTTTAAGTCGTCTTCTTTAAATCCTGAACGACATACATATTTGATTACGTTTCCAAGGTGATAGTTCAATCCCTGATCTCTTATAAAATCCCATACCTCTACGCTTCCACGTTGATAGTAGTCGGGACCCTTATTTAATTGCGTATTCATTTGGGGGTGTCCAAAGTATTGGTTCTTTATTCTCATGGTCGTAGTCATCAGTCGTTAGTATCCTTGCAAGCCTTGCATTAACTAGCGCATCTTCTTCGGTCATCTCTTTCTCTTCAAAAGTTTCAACGACTGCCTTCCATGTATAACCTTTCTCTTCAAAGATCTTCTCTGCTTTTTTAATACCTATCCCGGGAACGCCTGCGTAACCGTCGGTATTATCTCCAGCCATAGTCTGGATGAGATGCCACTTAGCTCCCTGTTCTGGTGAGATAGTGGTGTGTTCTTTGAAGTCATATAAATCTCCGGGGATCTGTCTCATATCTTTATCGGGAGAGACAATAACGTTCCCGGGATACTTAGTTGCATAGATACCCATGGTATCGTCAGCTTCGAGTGTATCTTTTTCAATCACTCTGTACTCAGTTTTTAATCTGTTGATGACCCTTTTAAATCCACAGGGCTTTTTTCTCTGTCGATGCCCTTTATAATCCGGTAAAATTTTTTTCCTAAAATTATTGGGGCTTGTGAAGAACAATATAACGTCATCAAAATTGCCAAATTCGTCTTCAACCTTCTTTATTTCGCGTTTTACCGCCGTATAAGCTTCCTCAAAATTTGAGGTTACAATAATAAGGTTTTCGCCAAAATCAATCTCTGTTTCAGTTGCTGCACAACATTTATAGACAATGTAGTCGCAATCAATTAATAATTTCATAAATTAGTGTACTTCTGCCCAATTTTTTCCAGTTTTCGCTTCTGCTGCGATTGGACATCTTAAGTTGTAGTATTCCCCTGCCAATTTTGCTGATTCAGTCAATATGCTTGATAATATTTCAGCTCCGTCTGGAGTTGTTTCATATTGCAGCTCGTCATGTACGAAAGCTAATTGATGAGTGTGCTGATGGTATTGGATACCGTCGGCAGCTATTACCATCCATCGCTTCGCAACTATACCAGCACTACATTGGAGGAGATAGTTTAAGGCTTTGTGTGTGCTATCGACCAGCACCCTTCGTCCGTCACATGCCATGAGCCAACCATTAGCAGCCTTATTTGAAACCGCTGCCAATAAGTCGGAGAGTCCGTCGATTGCAGAGACGTAAGCTTCTCTAATCTCTTGTCCCTTTTTACGGGCTTGCGTGGGTTGTAGAGAGTTATCATAACTCAGTCCTAATTTTTCATTTCCGGCACCATATAAGAATGCGTATGTCACAGTCTTAACTTGCCTTCTAGTGATTCCTATTTTGTCAGCATTAACTTGATGTATATCATCGTTCAGTAGTATGTCGGCATATCGACCTCCGTCATATCGCCCTAAATAATGGGCAAGCATGCGTAGTTCGATACCGCTTAAATCGGCTCCTACCATTACCTTCCCGGGGCTGGCTGTAAATAGTTCTCTAAATTCTTTTGAAGCTGGAACTTGTGCTAAATTCGGTTTACGATGAGCACATCTAAATGTGTTCGTACTAACCGAGCAATGGTGGTGTATCTTACCCTCATTCGTAACAAGCTTGTTCCATGCGTTCACGCCTTCGGATATCATTCCAAGCTTCTTCTTTATCGTCAAACATTTCGCACATAGTAGCGAGAAGGGAATATTTATCTCCGTCAATATAATCTCGTCGATAATTGGTTTCCCAGTCGTGGTGGTCTTGCTCAATTTGACATTCAAACGATTCGTCAGAATCCATGCTATGTGGTCTCGTGATGTTGGGTTAAACTCCTTTATTCGTTGTATTTCACATCCTTCTCTGTATCCCTGTGTTGCGTTATCTCGTTTAGGAGTGAACAACGCGCCTGCAACGAAAGGGAATTGTCCTCGAAGTATTGCCTGAGTTTCTTCCATCTCGCTTCTGAGAGATGACTCAAGTTCGAGAGCTTTTGATTCATTAAATGTCCATCCATTTATCTCTTGCTGTGTAAGTATTTCAGCGACTCGGTGCTCTAATCTACACGAGTCATTAAGGGGCGGAAGTGCTCGCATAATTTTGTTGTAACTTGTACGTCTTGTACGCAATAATCTTGCATCTCTTGGCTCCAATCAGACCAATCTGTGGTCTTGCCAAATTCACCTTTATATTCACCTAATCTGTAGCCATAAGCTTCTAAGCTATGTCGTCCATATAACTGTAACGGCATTCTCTGCCATGCTCGTCTCTTATCTATCTCCATCAAGTTTGGATGATACAGCCTAGATAAAGTAAGAGTATCAATAACATCCCCACTAGGCTTAAACCAAGAATAAATTTTCCGAAGAACAGGTAAATCGTAGCCAATAATATTATGACCAACGATAACATCAGCTTCGGTAAGCCAATGCAAACCCTCCGTGATCGGTGAGCAGTCACCACCCTCATCATTAAATACGAACGTCTTTTCCTTCTGGGCGTCGTAGATGGCGATGCAATGTATTGTAGAAACGTCATGTAATAGTCCGTTAGTTTCGCAGTCAAATACGAGCATTTGGTTTTCCGACATAGGTTTTATCTTTAAACTTTGCTTTCTTTTTCTGCTCTTTTGTAGGTGGGTTAGGTTTAGAAATCGGTGTTGGTACCGAAAATTGGGATTTCAGTTTCATGGAATTTACAGGTAGATTTGTCGTATTTCAATTCAGCAGCTACCCCAGTCTCTCCGGAGTATCTGTTCTTCAGAACTCTCAATGTTGATACGTCGTCCATGGATTGCTGGTCGCGTTCTAGGGCGAGCACGGTGTCCGAAAGCTGGCTTATAGCCTGACTTCCGCGCAGTTGCCCTAATGAAACCTTCGCTCCATCGGTGTGATCTTTATCTGTTTGAGTTCTTCT